CTCATCTGTTTGATTATCCATTCAGACTTCAGTTCACTGTCCTCAGTTTCAATGCTGTTTTGGCGATTCTTTGTATCTTGTAATCTTGCCTCACGTAAATCAAATCCTAAATCTTTCGTTGGGTCAGCATATCGTTGACTGAATTCTTGAAAGGAAAAACTCCTATGTCGCAAAATCTGTCTTGCGATATCTCTTGTTGTACTTATTTCCATAACAACGTTGACCATTTCAAATGGTGACCAATGTTGATTTTTGATAAGATAACGAATAAGTTTCTCATCACCTCGTGTCATATCTTGATTGCTAGGATTTGACACACGTGCCATGTACACAATCATATCTTCAGCAGAATTGTGCCCCGCACAGGGTGCAGTGACACCAATTAATTTCACACTCATATTTTCTTCCAAAATGTAAATTTGGCTATTGCCTCAAGTCCATAAAATGTATTACTATCTATAATCTCTTGAATTTCGCTGGCCGAAAAGTCATTCAATATCATCTCATTGATGTCTTTGCCTTCAATGCCATCAGGCCAAATTACGACATTATGGTTCGATTTGATTGCATTTTCAATCAACTTACATACTTCTTTATTTCTTGGTTCATTATCAAATATCAAGGTAATTTCTTTTGCTTGAATATTTTTCACCGTTAAAGCAAGATTTGCATCACCACTTGCTACACAATTATTCAGAAACAACGAATCGAGTGGACCCTCAACAAGATAAACTCTCTTTGTTAAATCAACTCTATCAGTGCCATAAATTAATTTGTTTGTTGATTCATCTGTTCTCAGTGTAACATAGCGTAGTGTGCGGTCGCTTGTCTCTAATGCACGACCAGATACTGCAATCAATTCATTCTGATAATTAAAATATGGAATAACCAATCGTGCATCTTCAATTAAATTTTTATCGTGATTGGGAATGAGTGCATCACAAAATGCTTTGTAGTTTGAAGTGAATAATAACTTATTGTAATGTTCTTCAGGAATCAGTCGATTTTCTGCATAAGTTAGACAAAAATGTCCACTCGGTAAATCGTTGAGCCAGGTCCCATGTTCAAATATGTTGCGCTTTTTGATGTGACCAAATTTGGGTGGGTTGGTGATGATTCTTGGTGATACACTACTCGTTCTGTGATGCGTGTTGGAGGTAGTTCCTGATTTGTATTTCTCGAATACGTATTCATCATGTAATGATGGATCGACATGTTTGATGAAATTTCCGACATTTGTACCTACTCCACAGTTATGACAGCGATAGAATAAATCATTGCCCTTGGCATACATGTAGCCTCGGGCTTTGAGTGTGTTAGTCTTGGAATCGCCGCAATAGGGACATGAGAAATTCCAAAGATTGTCGTTCTTCTGTTTAAAATTGCGTAAACGTGAAGAAACTAATCTTATGTATTTTGTGTCAGTATAAAGTGCCATGCAATCATTATATCAATACTCCTCACAGAAGTCAATCAATTCAGTAACTTTGCCAAAAATTCTAGTTTAACGTTGGCAATAATCCACGCTAGTACAACAACTCCGCCGGCAATCATCCAACGCCATTGAAGCATGACTTTCATATCATCATCTTCTTTTTGATTATGCTCGGTGATATGGTCACGAAGAGATTTAATTTCATCCATGATTCTACGTTCGGTAAGTTCAATCTTATCCGAAAGATTTCTATCTGTTGTGGTGATACGTGAATGAAGTTCCTTGATATCATTCACGGTATCTTCTTTTCTTTTGTCCATATCATTGTAGATTTGATTGGTCATGATCTGGTTATTGTCGGTGAGTTTCACAATAGCACGATCCATCTTCTCACAAAGGTCAGCAATTGCATTGACCTTTTCTTTGAGAACCCCAACTTCTACTCTTAATGCTACATCTCCGTCCATTTTATTTCTTCTCTGGAATCTTTGTGCCTTCTAGTTTCTTATGAACTTTGATGGTCTTACAAACTTCTTTTTCTTTTTTAGTTTTGTTGTCAAACTCTTTGACACATACTCTTTTTTCTTCAGCGGCAAATGCACCCTTTGACAGTGGCACAAAAAGCAATGCTAAAATCATCGATACGACGGCAATTTCTTTTTTCATTTCTTTTCCTTTGATATGAATTTTTCGGATGCTGTAAATCCTAATCCACCCAACACAATATACATTATAGCATCAAATGTTTGTGGATTCAATTTTCTTTCAAAAAACAATTCGGCAATAAATCCAGTAGCAAGCAGCAAGAAAGCAAGAAAGGTAATTACTCTCTTGCTACTTGGATTACTTTCACCCTCACCTGAAAGTGTTTTAATCAAAAAGTTGATCATTTTTCTGGATGATCAGGCTGTGCTGGTGCTGGTTTACCACCGAAACCAGATACTTCTGTCGCAACAAATGATGCCACTGGCTCAAATGATGCTGCTGGTGCAACTGATACTGGTGATGCTTTTGCCACTGATGCCGGTTCTGGTGGTGGTACATAAGGTTTGTTAGCAGCATCAAGTGCTTTTGCTCTCAACTCTTTATCATCACCTGCCAACATAATACCAGACAATGTACCAGTCAAGAATGTAGCAATAGGAATAATCAATTCAAAGAATTTATTATCAACAGGACTCATACCGTTCATTGGCTGAGTAACGAAAATAAGACTATAGAGAACAACGAACACAATACCAAAGAGTGTTAGACCCAGAACAATACCAATGAAAAACTTCAAACGAGCATTCAACTCTTCTGTTGTATATCTTTCTCCTGACCATAATTCTCTAATCATTTACATTCTCCTTTGGATGGGGCATGTTGCACACTTGGCACACCATTAGATTGACCGGTTTTATTTTTTTCGTAATGTGTCAAATCTTCTGGGCAAGTACCATTTGCACTACAGTATGGTTTTTTACATTGTTCTTCACCCCAATTTTTGGGATCTTGACAAGGATAACGATAACGTTCTTCACATGCTACCAATAATGGAAATAATAGAAGTACGAGATATTTCATCAGTGGGCTCCTAAAACATGAAGGGCGTGTTCATAATGTTTTTTACGATCTTCAAGTCCTATTGTGCCGCCATTGATTCTTTTTGTCATGCCAACGATATCATTCTTATCGGCAAATGCATTGATTTTATTTGTTTCCCAGAACCAACAAGCAGATTGTGCAGCACCTTCAAATGTTTGTGTATATTCGGCTGCATCTTCTGGTGTAATTTCTAGTGATGCTGCGAACCATGTATAGTTTGTTTTACCGGTCAACTGAATCAAACCACGACCACGGTATTTGAAACCATCACCTGATGCTTCGTTACCGTTACCCATACGATCTGCATAGATTCTGTTTGCAATCTTTTCTGGTTTCTTTTCGTATGCTTTTGCTGTTGGCATGTCTTTGAAGTATTTTGGAAATACCTTCAATAGACTTTCTGCTTTGTAGTTTAGGTTTTCAGTCAAGAATAAGAACCCGCCAGATTCGTGGGCACATTGTGCAATGAATGCAGCAATACGTTCTGGTGTATTGATTTCATAGTCGGGCAACAATTGACTCAATGCTTTATGCCACTGGTCAATGTATGGATTTTTTGGAAGCAGTTCTTTTAATTGTTGTTTTGTCAGTTCCATGTTTGTCCTTTATTATTTTACACTTTCAAATATCTTTTTCTGTTTTACATGCCACTCGTTCCATTGATCAACTTTTACAGCACACTCATGATATAAAGTATAATTCTCAACTACAGTTTTGTGTAAGTCTACAATTGATGTAGGCTCACCCTCAATTTTTTTCAAAGTCGGACATCTTTCAGTCAATGACTTAGGAGCATTTGGAAACTTTGCAACTACTGGCACAGTTGTTGAACAACCGGTTAGTAAAGCAAAGAATAATATTGCAAATAGTTTCATTTTAATTCAGCCGCTTTATTGTGTTCTTCTACGATAATTTTTGGTACTGGACAATTTTTGATAGAATCTAAAAGTTCTTTTTGTTTCTTTTCAAATACTGCTCTTTCTTCAGCACTCATGTCCTTTACAATCTCTACAGTTCTACCCTCAACAAGGCGATTGATGTATTCAACTCTTGTTTTACCCTTTTCACGAATAATTTTTCTTTTCTCTGCTACTTGTTCTTCTATTTCAGCATTTGCTTGTTGTGCTTGTGCTTCTGCTTGCTTCACTTTGATTTCCATGGCTTCAACTCTTTCACGCCATTCTTTTTCTACACTGAAGCCACCTTTCCAGTATAGACCGACGCAGAACAAAGCAATAGAAATATACTTGATAGGAGTTAAATATGAACTCACAAATGGTAGTTTGCTACCAAAGAATCCTAATATAATACCGATAATGCTACCAATTAATGTAGCATTGATGATAAACTCTAGAAATCCTGTAGGCAGAAAACTAAGAAGCCACATTTGATTTTCTCTTTATGAATGAAATGAACGTTGCAGTCTTGCGTTTCTTTACGCCGGGTTCACCCTGTGGACCAACGCCAAGGCCAGCAATCGCACCGCCACCAACGGCATTTGCTGGAGCACCACCCATGGCGCCAGCATCTTCTTCAAGTGGCTTGCAGACCTTATCAGTAGAACACCAATAATAGCCTTGACCACACTTTTGTTTGAATTCGTTAGACATGAGTATATTTATAATCCGTAAGTACCTTTAACTGCATTGTAATTCTGAGTTATCTCAGCACCAGACAATGCTTTGTTATACACCCGCATCTGATAAAAAACTGGATATAGTGCGGAATCTGAGTTGTTCATTGTATCTCCTCCAAAACCTATACCGTTATTATTATGCCTTGCCCCAAAATAAAAATCATTTGTCGCAAAGAGTGTTTGATTACCAATAGTATCAGTTGTTCC